ATTGTAGGCTCAATAGCATCTCTGACAGTCTGGGAAACAACTTTTGGGATAAGCATTGGCTGCTCAAAAGCAAACTGAGTATCGTAAAAATCTTCTCTTTTAACTTCACCAGAATCAAAAGAAGACTTACGTTTATTATCAGCTTGAATCATGTCATCAAGAGTAAATTTATGTCCGGGGGAACTCGGAAGAGTGCCGTTGTTTTTCCAGATGCTATACATCCGGTCAAACTTCTGATCAAACTCTCTTTTGACTGGAGCCTTATCAGCAAAAGCTTTTAATCTACTAAGAGCATTTGCATCAAGACCTTCGTCTTTGAGTTTGTCAGCTACAGCATTGTCGACTGCATGGGTAATTCCATTTTCAGTATCTTCAACGATACGAAGGATAGTTTCCTTCTGTCCATCGTCAAAGTGCTGTTCAATGGCGCCCTCGTCGACCCCAATTAATCTATCGCTCATTTGTTATCTCCTTACAGATCAACTTTAATCACGAGAGCAAAGTAGTCTCCAGCAGAATCGGAAACAGCATGCTCAAACATTGCAGGAATACCTTGAGTACCAGAACCACTAAGGCCAAGGCCAGGAACAGTCTGGACTTTCTTCAAGGTGTTAAATTGATGGTCACTATTCAAATTAGTAAGTGAAGTTCCAGCACTTACTACAGTACCAAGTCTGGTACCGCTTCCGCCGTTGCCAGCAATTTTGTACTTGTCAATACAGCGGCCAACAACGTAGTTAGCAGATCCAGTATTGCCATCCCAGGCCATAAGACGTCCCGGAGTAGTATTAGCAGTATTGTACTGTTTGCTAACAGCCTTATGGTTTCCGGTAGAAGTACCATCTCCAGCAACTCTAACAATGTCTCCAGGCTCAATGGCGCGTTCACCATCAGTAATCGCCGGAATAACAACAGAGTAGTTACCCATGAGAACTGAAGGCATAAGATCACGCTTGTAATTGGTGTACTTAGACTTAAGAACTTCAGAGTAAACTGGAGCAGTAATTACACCAAGCGGCTTAACATTTTGAACTAGCATTGTGCTAGCACCTTCATCAGTGCCATCGGTAGCAACCGCTGCACCGCCAGCAGTAGCATCATCAATGTTATGGGTTCCAAAATCAGTATCTAAAGCAGTGTACTGAACAGTGTACTTACCCCAAGCCGCAGGAGCGAGTGCTCTTGCTGCAAACTCTTCGTCAGTAAAAGTATTACTGGAGCTAAAGTTAGCAGTAACATTGGCTCTACCAACAAAAGTACCAGGCAACAGAACAATGGGATCATCGTCATGAAGCTTGTCTAACATCGAAATCGGAAGGAATTTTGCGGCTCTAAGACCCTGAATGGAAGGTCTTACACCTTCGTAAAGCTCTTGGTAAGGGTGATGAATTTTTTCATAGCCCCTTGCAATTCTAATTGACATTTAAGTCTCCTTATTAAATTTGATCCATAGGATCAATTTGTTCTTGTTTACGGTTAATGACATTTTCTTCTTTTGTAGATCGTACAACCGGAGGTTTTTCCTCTGCGCGATCTTTTACAAAAGAAGGAAGCCCTTTGGACTTAAAGCTACCTGCTAACTCAGGCACAAGATCCTCAATGCTATCTCTTAAGCTTTCAATACTCCTAGTAGTAACCTTTTCAACTGCGTCAGCAAAAGTATCACTGTCTTTGATCGACTTGACGTGAGGCTTTTGCAATTGCAGTTGCATAGTTACAAGCTGAGAAGAAAGCTGTTTTTTAAACTCTTCGTTGAGAACAGCATTTTGATCCATTAAAGCATTATATTCACCAATTTTGGTATCATACAACTGCTTTGCCTTTGCTAACTCTGCTTCAAGTTCGGCGGTTCTAACTTGACTATCCGCTAAAGCGGTTTCTAAAATTTTAAATGTTTTATCAAAATTCTCAGAGGATTCAACTTGCTGAGTATTATCAGCAACTACCTCGGGTTCTTTGTTTTGAATTTGGTCGCTCATAGCTTCCTCTGATTCCTTCCCGTTTTGGGACTTGTTTAAAAACGCATTCTTAAAGTAGTTTTCTATGATCTCTTTTGTTTGGTCAGCCGTGACGTGTTTTATTAAGGCTTTATTAAAAGACAGTCTTTTTTCTATAAGACTTTTGTCTTTATCAAAGTCACCTTCTAAGCTTTTAGCAATCATGTCTAAATCAAATCCTTCATTCAAAGGTTGCTTTTCTTTAGCCTCCTTGAACGTTTCTGGGACCGATATTCTGACTGATCGCTTAACATTATCTAATCCGTAAGGTAGCTCGTCTTTTTCATCTTCTGATTTAATCAATTCAGTGACTCTTCCATTAGAGTCTGTTAAAGCTATAGAGCACACGCCTCCCATGGCATCTGCTGTAACGACTTGAACATTCTCTTCTTTAGATTCGGGGACAAGCGAGCTATCAAAATCTGCACTAAGGATTCCAGCAAGTTCATTTGCTGGATGATTAACAAAAGAGCACTCTAGGTACTTCATCTTACCTGTAACTAGATAAGCCCTATATTTAATTCCGTCAACATCATAAACACTTCCTGGTCTATGATTACATACTTCTTCTTCTTTTTCAGCGTCATTAAGCCAATCGTGGCCACAAATAGAGCACTGCGCTTTATTGCTACTTTGGCCACTAGAAACTGTTTTGTATCGGCCATCTAATATTTTTTGTTGAGCATCTTTATCAGATATAGTTCCGCCTATAAGTATATATCCTGATCCCATGCTTGTCCCATGGTCAGGGTGCTTCCAATCATTAGCGAACTTATCGTCATCCCATAATTGCACAAACTTTTGTGCATCTATGCGACCAATAGGCTCTGACTTAGAATCATGATGTTTAAGGAATGGCTTATCGTAGCCGGCATTACCGCCGTTGTCTTTAGAAACCCAACTAGGTGCGCCTGCTTTTACGCCTTTACCTGGGTAAACACGATTGTTTAAAAGGTATCCTGCATGAGTTGCTCTAATTGCAACTCTAAAGGCAGGTACATTATTTGAACCATAAAAGTCATCTAAAAGGTCAGCAGCATCTGAAAATATATTAGATCTTTCCGGCATACCAAAAAGATCAGTAAATCGGACTTGTCTACTCATCTGCTGTATCCTCTCGGTTCAAACCTATGGATGAGTCATTCAAAAAGTAATTTGACACATCACGTTTTTTTATTTCTTTTATATTTTTTATTTCAAAATTTTCTACATTATCTTTATCTACACTTATAATTTTTACTTCTTCAATATCATTTTTTTCTAAAGCCGCTAAATAGCCGTATTTATGCGAAAAGTCTGTATTTTGTACAGCAATAGCCTTTAGCTCTTCTTTTAGTATATCGAATACACTACTAATTCTTGATAAATCTATATTTATTTTAGAGTCCTTTTCTAAATCTATCTTTAACATTATCATAGCCTTACGATTGAGTTTTATCAACGGTATACGTATATGTTTAGATAAGAAGGACGTTATATCGTCTTTGATAAGCATTTTACTAGCGCCAATTTCAGCGTTTGCATCTCTGCTTCCACGCTCTATTTCTGGCAGCAAATACTTCTTTGCATCTGCAACCATCATCTCTGTTTTAGCAATTAAACACTTTTTAATATCGTCAGAATTAACTATTGTATTATATTTAATACTTTTAGTAGCAAATTCACATATATTATCGCACATTTCTATCCATGAATATGCAAGTTGATCATATAATTGTTGTGCAACTAAGTTGTTTTGAGCGACTGCCTTTTTAGTTTCTGCCTTACCGTTTTGATTTTCAGGTTTAGCTTTATTTTCTATGGCATTTATTGATCCTTGATCATTAGGCATAGTAGGCGATGCATATAATTCAAAATAGGTATTTTTGCGATCTTGATCTACATATTCCTCTTTATTTAGATATTCAGTTCTTAACTCATCTTGAGTTATAGCATTTTGTAAAAAGAGCTGAATGCCATGATTTTGATGTGCTCTCATTTCCTCGCGATCAATATCAGGAAATTTGAGAGTAACTCGAGTGTCTTTATTTAAATCGAAACCGCCCTCTAAAAGCAGTATATCTAGGACTTTTGCTGTAAACATTTCTGCAAATACATTTTGTATTTCAGAACATGCATCAACTAAGCTTTTAGTAACAGTCTGTGCAGTGGCTCTATTTGCAGTATCTCCACGACCCAGATCGATACCAGATAATCTCAAACCGCCGAGCACCCTGTTTTCAAAATGAGATAAATAAGGTTGAAGGTCTAATACTTGGCCTTCTGTGCCAAGCATATTTATTTCTACGCGCTCTGTAGTAACAAGTCCTCCTTCAGGAGGAAGAGCGTCAACTTGTGAACCTATCATGTCGACTTCTGAGTAACTAGAGCCATCAGGCGCAGTTACGTACCCTGCCGGCTTATCTTTACTGCCAACCTTGGCATGGAAAAGCGGGAATGTGTGTTTATGAGTTACAAGTTCAGCAAGCTCTTCTAGTCTTCTAAGGGCTCTAATGTCTTCGAGTACAGGAATTATATAAGGAGTACCAAAAGTAAATCCTGATTTTCTATCTAAAGTAAAATGCACTACATCTGATGCACTAAACTTTTTTTCCTTTTCTGAGTCCCAAAGCTGTTGTTTCCATTGCACTGGTCTACCAAAGTCATTCTTTTTAACAGCCATACTGGTAGGATCTGAAGGATAAAGTCCAGATATAGGCTGCATTGTTTTACCAAACATCCTTATAGCAGAACCACTAGACCTAAGAGGATCCCTTTTTAAAACTAACATAGAATTGCCATAAGCAATAAGATTAGTTAAAAGCTCTCTAATAACACCAGATATAGGTTCTCCGGTAATAAGCTCTATTTCTGCAAACCTGTCTTTTACATAAGCTATAGCTTCATTGTCTTTGCCATGAAGGTACCAGCCCTCTTTCATGACAAGCTCTCTATGTCTTCTTATAGAAGCAGCAAAGTAAGATTCTACGTCTAAAGTTTTACCTATTTCTCCTAAATTATACATAGGAGTAATAAAACTATTTTCTGAACCAGAAGACAGACTAGGGTAGCCTCTTGCAGAAAGACTGGTTTTATAATAGAGTGTAGATACGGCTTGTCTGGGTGAGCCCTTTATTACTTTCTCTACAGAAGCAGAGCCTTGACCTTCAGACAATTTAAGGTCTTCCTGTTTTGGCTTTGTTGTAGAAAAGAGTGAAGCGACTCTATCTAGAAGACCCATCTGTATCCTTTAACATTTGCTTTATTTGATCGTCTGTTACATCTATTTTGCAAGTTCTTAATATATTTCTTACAATTTCTTCTGAAGTTTCTGGCAAATTAATTTTATCTATAGCAGGTATTACTAACTCGGACCTTTCTCCAAGAGTAGACGATTTTTTTAACAACCTTATTGGCTTACTGTCAGAAAAATATTTTTGACGCATTTTATCTGAAATATCAATTGTATACTGATTTGAAGGCACATTAAAACCACTAATGACTTCATCTAGCACTTCTTCTGCTGCACTGTCGTCCATTAAAGCACATTCTTCTAATGATTCATCTAATATTGCAGTTAACATTAATTCAATATCATTTAGTATTCTAATTTGAAACTTAGTTTGTAAAGCAAGCTGAGAATCGACTAATGAGCGCTGTATTTTATTGTTTTCTAATAAAAACTCTTTTTGTATACCTGAGACTACATCATCTAATCCACCTGACATGCCTTCAAATAAATTTAAAAACATATAGCATTTTGCATATACTTGAGATGTTATAGGAGCATTTAATTTTAATAATAATCTTTCATATATCTCCTTTATCATAGAAGAAAGAATACCTTTTATTCGATTTACAATCATTGCGTTTATGTCTAGCCCTTTTAATTGATTTATTACTTTATTAGAAAATCCAATAGAAAGTTGAACAGAAAGCGTTCCTGAAGATACTTTAATTAAGCATCTTAGCATTTTTATTATATCTTTATCTATCTTACTAATTTTAGTTAAGATTCTTATGAAGCAGCATATTTGGTCCTTGGTCACTTTATATGCGCTAGATTGCGCAGCGGTATTAAATACCATTCTATTTTTAGCAGATATTTGCCTATACATATTTTCAGAACCAGAACCTATCATAGTCGCATCTGTATATAGTGAGTCTTTAAGTTTTTGCTCGAAATTCGCCTTTATTTTATCTTCTATAAGATCTGTAGCACTTAGGTCAGTTTTTTCATAACCATCTAATTGTCCGGCGTTTACTTTTATAAATTCTGAACTAGAATAAGTAGGATAATAACTATACATGTCTATGGATGAATTTCTTGACTTTCTTACTGCGATGTAAGACGTCCAAGGATTATATTTTTGATCAGTTGTTGTATATATATATCTAATGACATAGTCTAATATCAAATCATAATCATTTTCAGATATTTTTTTTAATGCTAGATTATCTAGCCTACTGAGTTTTTCAGAGTTAATTGATTCGACTGTTCTATCTAAAGCACTATTGTTTTCATTTAATAACTCACTATATATTACATCTACTGCAGATGCAAAAGCAGTTGCTGCAACCATTTTTGCTGCGGATATTGCTGCAGATTGAGGAGACGCTGCTATTTCAGCCATTTTAGGTAAATTAAATATGTCTTGATATTTATTTAAGGTATAGTTTAACATCCATAGTGATGAAAACAAAATTAAGTCACGTTCCGCTACTCCGTTTAAAACTTTACTTTTTAGACTACTTACCCTAGTTGCATCAAGATCTGGATTTCCTGACAACGTATCAACAACTGTTAATGAGTACTCTAGTTTTAATTCTTCGTATTTTTTAACTGCTGTAATAAATAACGCAAAACTTATCCTAGCTCCATTAGGTTCTGCGCTGTCTTTTCTTATAACAGCAGCCCTTATATCTTGAAGCTCTTCAGGCACAGGAACGTAAGTAGCTCTACATTTGTCATCAAATAATTGCAATAGTTCATTTCCTAAGTCAATATCTTCTTTAATATCAGAAAATAACTTAGCTACTTCTTTTTCATTATTGCTTTCAATATCAGTGTTATCAAATGACCTGTTTTTTACTGAGTCGTCATTTAATTCTCTTTCTTTTTTATATTTTTTTGGCTTTTGCCTAAAAAAAGACATTATACATTTCTCCTGCCATTATAGTTGCTTCTAGGATTTTTACCGTAGTATCCCATTCTAGGTCGAACAGAATCACCTTTAGTCCTAGAAATAGTTTGACGTCTAGAAACGTATAATCCAAGGTCTCCGCCCTTTATTAGGTTTTCTCCTTGGTCTTCATCAGATCTTTTTTGTGGTTTAAGGTCTGCCTGTACTTGTTTTTGGAATGTCTTGGCCTCTTCTAGTTCTATTTCTCTGTCTAAGTTAGCAAGTTCAGGAAAATTATGCTCTTTATCAGAGTCGCTGCCAAATCCAAGCGAATAAGCAACATCCATAATATATTCTATTTTTTTCATATCACTAAACTCAAGAACATGTCCCATAATAGCTAACATCCATGCAGTAAGTGTATGCTCATAATCTTGTGAGTACGTAGGTACACCTGAAGGACTGTATTTAATAATTTTAAAGTTTCTCATTTGCTGTAATATACCTATGTCAGCAAATGGTATTTCACTAGGCACAATACGTGTAGTAGTATCTTCAGACTGAGGAAATATTACTTGGCGCATTTCTACTGCTCGACAAGATGCGTCAACCATAAACTGTTTAACAGGCTTCTTAATTGGCAATCCACTAACAGGGTCAGATATTTCTATGTTTGTATTCATAGTAATAGGTTTAACGCGATCCTTATATCTTGTTCTTTCTTGTGGGTAATCGACATCATACTTCCACATCATCTCAACTTGGACATGTCCATATCCGGCATCAACATATATAAATGCGGTTTGATTACCCCATTTTTTGTCTAAGTCCATTATCTTTTTAATGGCTTCTATTTGCTGGAATTCTTGAGTTCTTATAATATGTTTTTCAACATTTTTATATATTATTTTGCCATCGACATTCATTGCTTCAGTTACAACAATATGGGTGCCAGTGGTTTTACCCCAATCAACTCCAATAACATATTTAGAGTCTGTGTGTGAAACACACTCTTCGTATGTATAGTCAGCAAGGGTTCTATTTACGTCTTCACTCCTAAATACACCTTCTGCTTCATCACCAAACTCTGCTAAAAACTCTCGATCAAAACCAGTTTTAGAATAGTTTTGTTTAAACATATGTTCTACTTTAGGACTCCAGCTAGGAGACTCTGCAGATATAAACCAAAACTCTTTAAAGCCTTGGCTTTTGTCATAACACCAGTTGTAAAGTTTTTTACGTATACCTGTAGGAGTAGAAGACACTATTAGTTCACATGTTGGGTGCGACGCCATAATAGCCATAATGACCTCAATGTCGCCATCATTAATATAGTCTACTTCGTCCATAATAATAAAGTCTGCGTCCTGACCACGAACTTTATCTGACTTTGCACCAGAGTGTGCGCCAGAAGACCAACCACGTATAACTCCGCCGGAGCTAAACTCAATCATCTGTGGATTAAGCACATTACGTTTAATCATACCTGGCATATTTAACGTACTTGACCTGCCTATGAAATCACGCATAGTGTCAAAGATTTTTGCAACTTGCGGCTGATATGGTGCAAGTACAAGTATCTCAAACTGTCTGTCAGTAAGGCCACCATTAGTAAACAACTTCCAAAGAGCAAGAACACTCATTGCTTCGGTTTTACCAACACGACGTCCTGCACGTATTGCTTTAAACTGAGATGAGCAACGCATTATTTCTTGTTGATACCATCGAGCTTCCCAATCAAATTCAAACTTAGCCCAAGCAACTGGATCTTGTATTACTTTATAGTGCTCTTTTTCTTCATCAGATAAATCTGACGACTCTAATTTTTTAGCTAATAATCTATAGTCGCCTTCACATGTAGGCATAAAGGGCTCAGACGTTAAACCTGAGTCATACATATCTTTATAGTGATTAACACATTTTTTGCAAAAATGGCAGTCTCTTTTAATTATAGGCTTATATCCATTTGCTTTATAATCATCCATAGGCATATAGCTTTCACTATGATCTATGCCTATTTTTATTGGCTTTTCACCTTCAATTTTTATTATTTCTTGTTTTTCTTTTTTACTAGACATGCATAAACGTCGCTTCATTACCCATAGCAGCCCTTGTATTCATTTGTGAGTTATGAATAGCTTGCATAGCTCGCTGTCTCTGAGTAAAACTTGCCCTAGTATCTGCAAATCCATCTCCTAGGTCTGCAGATAATCCACCTTCATTTGCAATCGCAGCCCTTCTTTCGTAAGAAAAAGACTCTATTCCCTGAATTGCTCCACTTGCAGCAGAAAAGCCTAAAGAAAATAAGTCATTAACTATCCAAGCTTGACTAAATGCCCTAAGGCCCATACCTATACCAAGCCTATTTGCTAAACCCATATTTCCTTTAGTTTGAAGCGTTTTATCAGCATTTAAGGCGCTCAATATATTTGTAGGGCTTGCTCTACGTCCTCCCATAGCTCGTCTAACACGCTGATTTGCTTCTGTTGTAGAAGTATGTATGATAGGCGTCTGTTTACTAAAAAGTAAAGGGTTCCTCGTGTAGTTTGCATGCAAATTTACTACAGTTTGTGCAGGGCCTGTTGCAGCAAAACCGCGGCCAGTATTTCTCATTCCATGATATAGTTGCTTCGCAGTAGTCCCTGAGCCTCCTGGGCTAACACCAGGAATATAGCCCATTAAAGGTTTGCCACCAAACATTCCTGGCGCACCCATAAGGCCTGCACCAAGACTTTCAATTCCTATGGCAAGACCCATATCTAGTGCCATATTGCCTACACCATAGTTTTCCATACTAGACGCAGTTGTCATTGGCTGAAAAGAAGAACTATCTATTGGTCTATCGTAAATTGGCATTATTTGCTTATCCTATGTGCATGAAGTGTTGCATTGTAAGAAATGTTACTAAAGCTTCTTCCTTGTGGTCTTTGTGCAGCGCCCTGAGTTCTTCCTAAATTACCTGATTTTACTGCAGCTATTCCAACACCAGTTCCAGCCGCAAGTCCTGACAAAGACCCTATCCCCAGGGCTGGACCTATAAATTTCATTGCTGGATCTACAGCACCGCCAAACATTCCACTACCTTTACCTAACATTGCACCGCCCATAGTGAATGGTAATTTTCCAATACCAAGTGCAATTTTCCTAGCACTAAAATTTTGTGCTTTACGATATGAATCAAATCTATCAAGCCTTTGTTTATTGGCTTTTAAATTTTTAAATACCGTTTTGCTATCACCCATGGCTTCTTTAATATTGGCAGATGTGTTTTTAGCTCTATTAGATACTGTAGATGATTCTGCAGACCTTCTTCTTGCCCTATTTGTCTCTCTTCTTAAATTTCTACCTGCAGTAATTTCTTGCTTGGTCCTTTGCTTGAAAGAAAAAGACTGCCAAGAAGAATGGTAATAAGCGGGAAGGCCGTCATCTACATTACTTGTCATTCGATCCATAGTACGACGCTGTCCATACTCACTCATGCGCTGACTGCGATGAATAGTCCTATCGTAATCTCCTCCAGTTTTAGACTGCTGTGTTTTTCTCGCACTCTTTATGGACATTCTGGAGTTATGTGCTGTCCTGCGTTTTGTAACCAAGTCTGATTTTAAGCTATTAGCGGTTCCACCGAGATTACTACCGTATCTGCCGTGAGCCATAATGCCTGCTCTACCTAACTGAGTTACACCAGCTAGGCCAAAACCTATGCCAACACCTGCGCCTATTGCGCCAATACCGAAATTTGCAGCACCAGACATTTGATGCCCAAATTTTTCTTTTATACCGGAACTAATTCCCATTCCAGCAGCAGCAATACTGCCATATCCTCCAGCTCTTGCAAGTGCTCCTGAAATAGTGGCTGCACTCCCGGCTTTATCAAGCCCCGCCAGACTTTTATCTATTTGGCTTTGCACACTACCAGTAGTCCGCCTGAGTTCTCTTTCTGCTGCTCTACCGCTTCTTGCTGCTGCCGTAGTGCCATGAGTAGCGCTTTGAGCTCCAGTTGAAGCTTTCCTTAATTTGCTTGCTTGTCTTACCATTGCTTTAAGAAATGACATATTTTACCTATCTAAAATGGACCAAAGTTATTGCCAGATCTAACTGCGTTTATTGCAGCAAGACCACCATATCCTAAGCCAAACATGCCTGCCGCCATATTGGTTTTCCCACCTCTTAATGCGGCAGCTGTAATACCAGCGTGCATACCAAATGCTGCACCAGCCTCTACGGTTCTATTTATCGGATTATCTTGACCCAAGACTAGAGGGGCTAAAGCATATGAGCCTATAGCAGCTGCACCTATAGCTCTTGTTGAAGCCCTAAGGCTGTCTTTATCTTCACTTACAAATTTATTAAAGGTAGTTTTCCCCTTAGGATCAATTTGCGCACTTATTTTCTTGCCTTCAAAGTATTGTCCTAATGTCATGCCCTTATTTGCATCATTTTGTTTAACTAACTGCCG